TCGCATTCCGTACATCTCTCATCTCAGAAATACACAAGCAAATCCATGAAGAGGCATGGTATGGGTGGGGAATCTACCATCCACACAGCAACATGAGTGCCAGCAGAACCTGTGAGCGTACCCTGAAGTTCATCGACACTACTTGTGCAGAAATGGGTAAAGGGAAGCGTCAGTACATCGGGTCAGTCAAGTACTGAGTTCAGTCCATAAAGAAACCCCGTTCAGGTGATAAGCCTGACGGGGTCTTTTCATTGGTACTCTTAATCTTCCATTGGGTTGTCGTCAATGTCTCCAAGCAACCACTCGATTGCGTTGCGGACACCCTCTTCGTACGTCATTCCATGGAACCGCGACCTTCCACGATTAATCAGCACTATTGCCTGCTCGACAACAGCATTTACCTCACTGGAAGTCCTTACAGCTTGTACAGTGTCTTTTGGTGCCTTCTTCATCTCAACCCTTTCGTAACTTAGGAGTAGGTCTTCCAACACGCTTGGACTTAACCGTCTCCGGTAGTCCCCAAGCCTCAATACAGGTATCAACGATCAGCTTGGCCTTAGTCTTCCCTGTCTGTTCCATTTTCACTCTCACAGCTTCCCAGAACTCCTTAGAGGCTGAGATTCCATGGACTGCACTGTCGCCTTCATTGCGACCCTTCTTCTGTTCACTTGGCACTGATAATCTCCTCAAGTTCTTGTTTCGATAAAAGCAGCTTCCACGAAGCTATCGTACTTACCAACCTGTTCTTTAATCATCCATCCATTGCGTTCGAAGTCATAGCTGACCTGAATATCAGGTGCGTACCGAACATCTATCAATCCAATACGCAGAGCCTTGGGCCTGCCTTCACATTGAGGATACCACAGGTTTACATACACCTCATCCGCAGTCGTTCTGCTAATGTCCTCAATCATAGCGTTGAAACATTCGTCACTTATCATCGGTCACCGCCCGTCTGGTAAGTACATGTTTCTCAGAATCAAACTTATCGCCCAAATGGTCCTTACGATTTCTCCAAGTCCCATCAGCGTTACGAACCTGATCACCACGTCGCATCATCTCCCCTTCAGCCAACATCCGATATTCACTTGGCATCGTCAATACCCTTCTGTGTGTAACCTTCAACTGGATCTGGCTGTAAAGACTTCAATCTCTCCAGCATCTGTTTGTACTGCTCAGAAACCATTGCTGGCGTCTGTTTACTCCTCGGTGGCCTGTCATCGTTCCAATTGTCCTGAATCATGGCATCACGCAGTACGACCAACGCACTGATCGCTTTCGTGATATGGCTCAGTTGACTGTCAGGATCAGTATCCTCACCTTCCCACCATGCCTTGATGTGCCTGAATGTAGCATCCCAGTACACTGAGGCTCTGACACCAATCACTCGCCAGTTGTACCCACCGTACTTGTACTGACCTTCAGCCAATGCCATTCCTACCTCAGAAATAACTGAAAGGGGAACATTGGCTACTGGAGGCTTAGTACTGCCCACAGCGTCCTTCGGATTGGTGTCCTTCACATGAGGATTCACAGGACCACAAACTGGCCTGCGGTACTGTACGTCACGCATCCGTTTCTGAGACTCTATGAATGGTGTCATCTTGTCTTTGGCTTCATACGCAGTAGAAGACCATTTGTCGAAGTGGCGTACCTGATCCCCGTTATGCCAATCAATAACCTCGTGTAGTCCCAACTCACGATACTCAACCATTCTGATACTCTCCTTTCAGAGTCTTACGATACTGTTCCCACCCATTCCCAAGATTCCCTGTGTCACCGCACAAATGAGCGTATTCGTCAGCCATGGCAACATGCTCAAACGGACTAAAGTGTTTACTAGCCAATAGTCGATCATGCAGATCAATATCAGCCTGTACGTCTCGGACACCATCATGAGTCAAGTACGAAATTCTCGCGTTGCGTCCTACCGATACCTTAACCTTGTCTTCATCACTCAGAAGTTCATCACCCTCAAAGCCGATCAATGGGAGATGCCATTGTCCCGCAGAGAGTTTCTGAGGAATAGATTGACTACGTACCTCACGAGCCATTCCAGCTATCTTCTGAATGTGTGGCTCAGCCTCATGATGACATCTCAGAGCAAAGAAGTTATTCCAAGCTCCTTCATTGCCAGTACAGATAACCGTACACCACATCCACGGTTCGAGGATACGATTGACGATCTGTTTGTGCAGCCCTTGATCAAGCATCCCTTCTGCTGCACCAAGAGCATAATCCCTGGCTGTCAACCAACGATCTACACACTCGTTTGCATCAACACCAGTAAACTGCTCATACGCCTGCATACCCTTCTGAGCCTTACCCCAATGCAGCGGTATGAATGGGTTGGTTTCGACTTGTTGTATCATCTTCTCCACAGGTATGGCACGACTGGATGCAGCATTCCTGCTGAACATTCTGTGCGTCAATATTTCACTATGGATAAACCGTGGATACGTCAACTCCATCGTCGTCAACCTGTTGTCACAGGTATTGGTACTGTCTGCGAGTACCTTAGCATTAAACATCTCTTTCTCCAGAAACAGTTAAGAAGCTACCACCAACGAACTGTATCATATTCCCTACATCAGTCAACAGTCTGTTACACATTTCTTGTACACTATCTGTACACGTCGAGGCTCTAGGATCGCTTATAGGCTCCTGTAGCCATTGGTCGACTCTCAGGTCATCCTGACAATCCCATCGCTTCCTAGGCCTATCCTGTGCGACGAGAGAGGCATATCCGTGGTATGTGCCGACTGCAGTGACAATCTGTAGGTATTTTTAGACAAGTGTTGACAGAACGTAACGATGCTGCCATACTGATGGCATCGAGGTAAAGCCACAAGCTACTGGCGTCTGTCTCGGTGTCACCACGGAGGAAGTGTTGCTGAAACTTTCGTGATAGGTGACATTAAATCAAGTATCACTTGAACAGCAAAGGATCAGACTCCAAGAGAATTCCCGCTTAACCGCGTGGGAACCTACGGAGGGTTTAGGATCAGCTTAATGGACTACAGCTAGTCACTTACAGTTGCTACTGTAGTCTAGTCATTACTCACAGTAACACTAGATGCTGTAGACCATACAGTAGTAGTAACAGTAACAATCATTACTCACATCACTCAGATAGAGTAGCTCTTGACAAGCAAGCCTGATGAACTTGTTTCTGAGTGTTTATTACTTTCATCAATCCATCATCAGGATTACTCCCATGCTTACTCAGGACCGATTGAAGGAACTTCTGCATTATTGCCCAGAAACTGGTGTGTTCACGAGGTTGGTTGGTAATAAACGTGGCACACATGCTGGAGACGTAGCTGGTGGCGAATTCCGAATAGCCTGTGGTAAGTCGTATCGCAGGGTAACGGTGTGCGGTCGCGATTACCTTGAACACAGACTTGCATTTTTGTACATGACGGGTGTATTCCCAGAAGATCAAGTAGACCACATTGACGGCAACGGCCTCAATAATGCTTGGATCAACCTTCGGGCAGTTGATGGTGCTGAAAACCAGAAGAACAAGCGTAAGCCTGCCAACAACACGTCAGGAGTTATGGGCGTGTGTTGGAGTAGGAGATCAGGGAAATGGGAATCTCATATTCGCCATGCAGGACACAGCAAGCATCTAGGCTATTTCCACGACAAAGAAGATGCCATTGCCGCCCGTAAGGAAGCAGAAAAGAAATACGGTTACCACGAAAATCATGGAACTGAACGACCACTGTAACTGACAGTAACACACCTCCACCCCCAGTGAGAGGTAGTCATGAAGAGAGTTCCTCCAGTACTTGTTGTAGGCGACACACATGCACCGACGATGCTTTCAGGTTATCCTGATTTCCTCGTCAGAGTGTATGAGAAGTACCGCTGTGGTGCTGTAGTTCATATCGGTGATCTCGCTGACCTCCACTGTGTCAGCTATCACGAGAAAGATCCCGATCATGCTTCTCCTCAGTCAGAACTCGAACAGGCAATTGATCAAATAGCTGAGCTAACTGCTCGGTTCCCACGAGTTTCGTTACTGTTGGGGAACCACGATGCTCTGGTTCAACGTCAAGCCACTACTGCAGGTATCTCTCAGAAAATGTTGAAGCCGTTCAAGGAGTTATTCGAACTCCCCCGAGGATGGCAAGTCTACCCAAGATACCACAAGCTGACCTGCAATGGTGTACTTTACCAGCATGGTGATCAAGGTAAGGGTGGGCAATTCGCTGCCCTACGTAATGCTCAAGCTGAATTTTGCTCAGTCGTACAAGGGCACCACCATTCGCAGTCAGGTGTCTGGTACCATGCCAATGAGAACAACCTGATCTTTGGTATGCAGGTAGGCTGTGGCATTGACCGTCAGCATCAGCAAATGGCATACGGTACTAAGTTTAGTTCCAAGCCTATCATTTCTTGTGGCGTAGTCATCGACTCTCAAACAGCTTTCGTCGAAAGGATGACATTGTGAAACTAAATATCTGCGGACGGAAGTATACAGTGAGACGTGGTGATATCCCGGGTAATCTAGGACTCTGTGAGAGTGACAAGGCAGTGATTACCATCGCCTCGGATCTGGAGGTTCACAGCAATATTCCTCCAGAAACTATTCTGCTACACGAGGTAATTCATGCCGTCCTCTACGAGACTGGACTGGGTCACGTAATGAAGGGTACGGTTGAAGAAGCTGTAGTTCACGGACTGGCTCTGGGGCTTAGTCGGGTTGGGTATATCCTGAACAAACCTCTTCCAGAATGCTTATCAAACAATGCACCCGAGTGAATACGTCAGCATTACGGAACCTGATTATCGTTACACCCTGCTTCTTCAATCGTCTAGTCCTAAGCCTATCGTTTCGTTTGACATCCTTTCGGTCATGAACCTTACCATCAATCTCAACAGCCAGCTTTAGACTTTCACAATAGAAATCTGGGATGTACCCGTAGACTACCTGCTGTGGTAGGAACTGGTGCTCCCAAGTCTTCTGTCGCTTCTTTAGTCTATTCCAGAACAATGCTTCTGCTCTGGTCATGTTGTTTCGTAGTTGTAACGCATAATTCGCCGTAGATGTCTTGCATCTCTTAGGGGACCGTGGTACCTTACGTCGAAGCCGTGCCATAACACTTCCTTTCTCAGAAATTATTGAAGGCCCTTGAGGTTTAAGGACCAATAAGAAATGGACATACCGACTATCGTTACAACTGTACTCAGCATCCTAGCACCAGTTGGTGCCTCTGCAACAGCATTGTGGAAATGGATTGTCCGCCAATTAGACGAGTGCAAAGCCAAGCACGCTGAGTCGTTGGAGAAGATTGATAACCTTCACGATGAGCTACGTACTCTCTCAGAAGATGTCGGCAACATGCGTGGTCAGCTAAGCGTATACCAATCACGTAAAAATATAGAAAAGGGTGTTGACGTTACACCCACACCTTGATAATCTTTGCGTAAACATACCCACAAACTTAGTTACGGCACCATTATCAGGTAAACCAAGGTAACTTTAAGTCCCTGTGGGTTTTGTTATTTGAAGATCGGATCGTTGATCCGCTGTTGTTTTTGGGGGACACATGAACGCATACGAGACATCAATCAACCTTGGGCTAACCGGGACAGACGCAGAGCAGGTAGCAACTCTCAAGGCTACCGGCGTTACAGCACGCCCGATCGTTCTGGCCGAACTGCTTTTCCTGCTCAACTTCCGGGGCATGTTGACGAAATTAGTCAGCAACAACAGTGACGAAAAATGGTCAGGAACAGTCCTGGCAATGAAGGCTGCGATTGCTGCTGATGCGGTCGCTACGGCTCATGTAGATCGGTGGTTAAGCCACATTACGAATCCACGCAACACACACTGGGACACCACGGACGCGAACTATTCTGCACCGTTCTGGGCACTGTCTCAGGCAGTTGCTGGTGGTCCGGGAATGCCAAGTGTTGAGGATTTCGCGGCGGTCGCTGCATTGGGTGGCGGGTGGCTGTTTGCGGACCTGACAGCACAGCAATTTGCGGCACAGCGAAACGCGGCAGCATCTGAGGCAGATCGCCAACAACTGCAGTCTGAGTGGGTTTCATGGCTCAATGAAACAATCAATCCCTTGATCGCTGCTGGTGACGTGGCTGGCGTCAATACTGCACTTGCCGGGAAGCAATTCTAATGGCCGACGCAACTTTGACAGACCTGCTTGGAACGGACATTCATTTCCATTACGACGTGAGCAATGCAGCGTTGATTTTCGAAGACACGAGCGGCACAGACGCAGCCGAAGATGGCGACATCGTTAGGTGTTTGAAACCGACTTCGTTAGCAACATTATCTGTGAACTTAACGGAAGCTACAAACGGTCCAGCGTATGCGGCAAATTACAGCGGAAGCGGTTATCCAGCGATCGTGTTTGACGGCACAAATGATCTGCTCCGAAACGGTAGCACGGGGGCAACAGCCGGGCGATTTTTTGGGCTGTGCGTCATGACTCCTGTCGGAGCTGGCCGCGTTTGGGCGAGAGGAAACTCAACGACGGCTTACAGCAGTCTTTACATCAACAGTTCGACGGTCCCGAGATATCAAAGCCACAACGGAACTACGCTGACGGACCTCACAATAACGACATCAGGCAGGGTGTGTGTGGCTCAGTGTTTTGGTGCAAATCAGCAGCAGATCGACGGACTTGGAGCCAGTTCCGGTACATCTTCCGCAACGTCTCCCGTCAGTGCATCGCTGGCTGCAGAATTAACACTCGGTGCGTTGTGGACAGGGTCGGCATCGCAATTCGGCTCATTTGCGTTTCACGAACTGCTCATTATCGGTGGATCGTGCGAGTGGGGGCAAGTTCTTCGGGCCGCAAAATTGCTGCGCACCAAATGGGGAATTACCGATCCGAACGGGACGCCACAGTCGGCGAGCGGCGGCGTGCGAATGGTAAACGTCAGAGGAGGAGCGGATCAGTGAAAATAAAACGAGGCTCTACCTCAGTTCGACGGTTAATCTTTATTGCGGACAGTGCAAGCACAACCGGTGCAGGTCTGGCAAATCTGGTATTCAACACTGCGTCTCTTGTCGGCTATTACTTCGCTGGCGACCTGTCCAATGAAGTGCAAATTACGCTGGCCACAGCAACGCTCGGCACGTTCGCTAGTGGCGGGTTTATTGCGGTTGACAATACGAACATGCCGGGATGGTACGAGATCGGAATCCCGGATGCGGCACTCGATGGCGGCAATGAATGTGCCATCCAGTTTCGTGGTGCAACAAACATGGTTCCGGTGAATATCTACATTGAGTTGGATGCGTTCGATTACCAAACTGCGACTCAGCCCGTCAATACGACTCAGTTCGCCGGAACAAACATCACAGCGGCGGCTGGAATTCCAGAAGTTAAGGTTGCAAGCATCGCAGCCAACGCGGTCAACGCATCATCCCTCGCGACAGACGCGGTGACAGAGATCCAGAGCGGACTTGCGACACAGGCAAGCGTTGATGATTTGCCAACGAACGCGGAACTCGCGACTGCTCTCGGCACCGCTGATGATGCTGTGCTAGCGGCTATTGCGACAGTGCAGAGCGATACAAACGACATTCAGACGCGACTGCCAGCAGCCTTGGACGGTGGCAGAATAGCAGCGGTACTGGACTCCGCTGCTACTGCCGCATTGGTTGACCTGATCTGGGACGAGCCATTAACAAAAGCTACCCATAACGTCGCGACTTCATCGGGCAAACGACTGCGACAAACGAATGCGTTCCAACAAATCGACTCGACTGTTATTGATGCGTCTGCAACAACGACCACGTTCGCTACTGACCTCGATTCAGCGGTTGATAACTTCTACAACGACTCGATGCTTGTGTTCACTGACGGGGCACTGGTCGGTCAGGTCCGTTCGATAGTAGACTATGTGGGAGCCACAAAGACTATCGTGCTGGAGGAACCTCTGACATCGGCTCCGGTCAACGGAGTGGCGTTTACCATCGTGTCGCTGCATATCCATCCGGTGAGTCAGATTCAGAGTGGGCTGGCGACGAGTGCTGCATTGGCCGCAGCTAAAACTATTTTAGACAAGGTTGATACCGGACTGGTCGTCGACGGTGCTGTTTACCAGTTTACTGCGAACATGCTGGAGCTGGCACCTGCTGGTGGTGGAGGTGGCGGATCTGGAGATGCTACGCTTGCTAAACAGGAAGAGATCCTTACCCAGCTAGATGTGATCCAAACCAAGACAGATACTATCGGATCTGTTGGTGCCATTACTTCCTTGCTGGCTGCAGCAGTTCTCGAACCCGGAACCATTACTTCGTTCCCAGAAACTCTTACGATCGGTGACTCTTACACCGAACAAAACGGTCGTGAGATACAGATCCCAATCGTTGACACTGATGGTACTCCGCTATCGTCTACAGGCTCACTGAACTTTGCTGACGCTTCTGTTACTTTCACGCTTCAACGATCCGGTGAGACAGACTCTACACGAGTCATTACAGGTACTGCAACTTTCGTAGACCCTCCAGGTACTGGAACAGGTGCTGGTGCTCCTTATGCGGTCATTGAGCTTCCTGCTTCAGAAACAGCCAAGGGACTCAAGAAGTACAAGTACTCTGGTATCCTGACCTTCCTTTGGACAGGCACAGGAACTGATGTGATGTCCTTCGAGACTGATACCGTTACATTCGACTCGTAAGATTCGACACACCCCATGTCGCTAGAACTTGAAATAGACCCAGCTTCTTCTTACATCTCAGGCAATCAGAAGATCAAGGTTCCAGATCCCATCTACGAATTCGATAAGATGATTGGATGGAAATGGATCGAACTGAATACCTGCGACTTTCTTAGAGGCATCCCCGGATACGACCCATTCGTTACAGCCAAAGACTATTACTTTGACTGTGCTGAATGGGATCGTATAATTGCATTCGTAGTCAATGAGTGCTGCTTTCCAGAAGGTGAGTTGACAGGACTTCCATATATCCCTGAACGATGGCAGTCCAGCATCTATGCGAACTTGTTCTGTTGGAAGCACAAGGATACCCACCTTCGACGTTACCGCGAATGTTTCATCTACGTTCCACGAAAGAATAGTAAGACTTCGAGCTTTGGGGCGATCATCTCCCTAATCATGTTCTTCGTAGACAAAGAGAAACGCTCACAAAACTATTGCTGTGCGGCTGATGTGGAGCAAGCCTCCAATAACTTCCGCCATTGTCAGTACATGATTGAGAACAACCCCAAGCTAATCTCCAGACTGCGAGAGAAACGTGTCTTTCGATCTACAAGATCCTTTGAGCACACTGATGGAGCCATCTACAAAGTCCTATCTTCTATTGCAGATACCAAGCACGGACTGTCTCCCAACTTCGTTTATGTCGATGAAGTCCACGCTCATCCCAACAGCGAACTTATCGACGTTATGCTCACTGGAACCGCTGCCCGTACCCAGCCCTTGGTACTGTACACGACTACCGCTGACTATGATCGCCCCTCAGTTTGCAATAGCCTCTACGACAAAGCCAAAAACATTGCCAGTGACAAACAGTGGGAACCAACCTTCCTGCCAGTGATCTACGAAGCCGATCTTTCTGATGATTTCCGTTCAGAAAAGGTGTGGAAGAAAGCCAACCCTAACTACGGTAAGTCAATCCGTAAAGATTACTTCGAGCGTCTGGTTCGCAACGCCCAAGACAACCCTGTAGAACTTAACCGATTCCTTCGTCTCCACCTTAACGTCCGTACCAAAACAGAAACAGCTTGGATTCCATCCCACATCTGGGCCAACGGAAACGCTAGTCCTGAAACCCCATTACTCTCAATCGTTGCTATCAAAGAATGGATGTCCAAGCACCCATACTGGTGCAACATTGCTAACGACCAGAAATTTACTACGGCAACTTCGGTCGACGTGTACATTGGCCGTTACCAGCTTTACTGGTCGTGGTTCATTCGTCAAGTTGAGTTCCTGCAGGAGGAAGAATGCTACGCTGGATTCGACAACGCTTCAGTGAACGATATTGCATCACTGAACTTGTGGTTTCCTAAGTACGGTGTTATGCTACATTGGGGTTGGTGTCCTGCAACCTCCATCTACCAACGATCACAGGAACAGAACTTACCTTACAGTCAATGGTGGGAATCAGGCGTTATCAATGCAACATCCCCTTTGGATACAGTCGATGAGAACGCAATCATTACTGCCATGCTTGGGGATGGAAACAACAAAGGTATCCTGTCCCATTTCTCCGGTTGTCGAGAGATATGCTTCGACCGCTGGGGATCACATCATATTTACACCACCCTCAAGCAATACGGATTTCCAGCTAGAGCTTACCCCCAGTCCTTTGCTGGAATGAACGAACCTTGCCGTCGAATGGAAGCGTTGGCTATCGACCACCAATTCCAGCACGGAGGCCACCCTGTCCTTGATTGGATGATCGGAAACGTAGTTATCGTACAGTCCAGAGATGGACAACGCAGACCGGACAGATCGAAGTCTACCAACAAGATCGACGGTATCGTAGCGGGGTTAATGGCCATGGGAGCATGGATGTACCCTGAAGTTGAAACCATCACAGAAATCCGTGGTTTGAAATAGGACATCACATGGGCTGGTTTTCTCGCAAACCAAAAGATACTATCTCCAAGACCGCTGTCGGTAACCTCATCGACATCGTGCTTAACACCACAGGTACGCTGTCGTGGAAGAACCTGTTCGGCGTACTGAATCACGAGAAACAGTATACCAACAACACGACTGCTGCTCTGAAGCTATCTGCCGTTAAGTGTGCTATCGACATTTACACCGGCATGATCGGTTCCATTCCTCGTCGTATGTACGCACTGGAAGCTGGCTCACAAGCTAAGACTAAAGTCGTACCCACAACGGACAACCCAGCATCACGTATCTTCTCTCATTACTTCCATCCAGAACTATCCTCCGACGACGGTCTCCTGACAATCGTCTACGATGTTCTGATGGACGGTAATTGCTACTTCTACCGAGAGCGTGACCAACAAGGCCGCACATCCCGCCTGTACTACATTCACCCATCCAGAATTACCCGAGGGAACATCTCTCGTGCTTCTGGTCAGGAGCAACTGTCCACGGGTCGTAAGGCGTCTCAAGGTGAGCTTCTGTACCGCATTGACACAGGAGTATCCTCTCGCGACATCCGTACAGAGCCTCTGCTGCTGCCTAAGAGCGACATTGCCCACTTCAAGGGTAAAGTCCTCGATACGGAATACCACCGTGCTATCGGCTTCGTAGAGTGTTCTGAGGTGTCTCTGGATCTCTACCGTGCGTCTGAGGAGTTCGGCTGGAAGTTCTACAGCCGTGGTATCGCTACGCAGATGTTCCTGACCACAGAGAACCGACTGGCTCCTGAAGTCCTGAAGCGTCTCGAAGCCAACTTCACAGACGACCCCAACGCTCCACTGGAGGACATCTTCCGTACCCGTATCCTTGAACAGGGACTCAAGCCTGTTCACATGGGTATCCCATTCCAGCATCTCCAGTTCATCGAGACTCGTGCCTTCAGCGTGGAAGACGTAGCTCGTGGGCTGAACATCCCCCCTGCTCTGCTCCACAGTTACATGGGGACCAAAGCTGGTGATGCTGATCTGTCGCAGGCAGTAGCCCTATTCGTCCAGACTGGTATCGGCCCATTACTCTCACGTATCGCAGGTCAGTTCAAGTCGGAGCTTATCCCTCTTCCGTCTCAGATGCTGTATTGCTTCGAGTTCGAGTTACTGTACCTCTACCGCAACGTCATCGACAAGTTTACTACTGCTCTCAGAAACTTGTTCGAGATCGGCTTCATCGACAGAACTTATGGTGCTGGTCTGCTCGGTATGCACATTGATCCTAATGATGAGTCAAGTTCTCTGCGTTACGTTCCTGTTAACCTGATGACTGTCCAGCACTCGCTCCACTTGGAGGAAGGTGCTGACCTTGCCAACGACATGGCTGAAGCTCAGATCGAAACCACCAAGAAGACTAACGAAGGTATGGTGTCTGCCGAAGAGCACGCAGCAGTCACGGAGAAAGCTGAAGCAGCCAAAGCTCCATCAGGAGGCAAGATGGACAAGTCTCCTTCGGGCGACAACATCGACAAGCGTATCCGAAATGCTGAAGAGAGAGTCAAGTCAGCATTTCTCAACGTCATCAACGGCTTGAAGCAGTACGAGACTCGTGTACTTGATCAGAAGAAGCAGTCCCGTCCTGATGACTTCGATGCTGCCAAGGCTGAGTTCTACAACGATAAGTTCCACGGAATGCTGATGGACCAGCTAGCACCTTGGAAAGACCTGATCACCATTGGTCCGTCAACTCTGGACAACGTCGTCGCAGATTGGGTATCCAACCAGAAATCACCAGAAGGAATCGACAATGAAGTCACTTGTATTGAACCGTAAGCAGTTGCCTTCTGGTGAAACGCTGGAGTGCAAGGTCACCTTCAACAAGGCTGACGAACTGCTGATCTATGACATCATCATGCCTCAGAAGACGTACGATGGTGAGACCTTCAACTTCGCTACACCCGCCGATGTTACAGACTTCCTGAAGGACGCACCACGCGACTTCAACGTCCGCATCAACTCTTCAGGTGGTGAGGTTGGTGCTGCTCTGGCAATGTACAACCGCTTGCTGGAGCATCCCGGTAAGGTTACAACCATCGTCGACGGATACGCATTCAGTTCTGCTGGCTGGCTGGCACTTGCTGGGTCAGAGCGACAGATATGCAATGGTGGTCTGTTCATGATGCACAACCCGTACCTGTATGCCAAGATCGACTCACTCAATGAGATCCAGAACGTACAGAACCGCTGGGAGTCCCACCGCAACAGCATCGTAGATATCTTCACTACCAGAACTTCTATGAACGAGGCTCAGGTGAAGACACTTATGGAAGCTGAGACCTACATGTCTGCTTCAGAAGCTGTTACAAACGGTCTGTTCCACTCTGTTCGCAACGCTAAACCTGATACTGCCATCCTTAACTGTTTGCACATCCCAGACGTAGTTAAGAACCGAGCAGACATTTCTATTGCACAAAATGTAGTAGACGTAAATGCTCTTAGAATTAGAGCTTTGAATCTTCGAAAGAATTTTGCAATTAAGTAGTTGACGGGCTTCCGTCATGCTGTTATTCTTACCGTGTCAAAGGCTATGCCCACAGCAACGCACATAAGCAGAAGCCAGATGCCACATCACAATCTAGGAGGTTTTGTCATGGCTTCTGCCATCGCTAATCGCGTACTCGTATTTAACGATACGCCTGCCAAGCACGACGACATCGTGAAGATGACCGTCAACCAGCTTCAGGACGAACGAACTCGTCTCATTACTGTCACCGAAGTCTTCGATGCCAAGGGCGATAAGCTCTCATCTGAAGACGCTCAGGCTTACTCTGATGCTGTGGATCGCATTGAAGCGGTTCAGAACGCACTGAGCAAGACTCCTGCCGGTCTCGCTGAGCGTAAGGCTGCACTGCTCGCTACGTCTCGTATTGCCAATGCGACAAGTGGGCTAACCTTCGACTTCTCCAAGAGTGTACACACTCGACCAGCATGGGAAGACGACAAGGATAAGTTCGGCTTCAAGAACCAGCAGGAATACCTCGGTGCTGTTGTCAACGCCTACAAGTCTCGTAACCCAGAAGCAATCGACCCACGGTTGAAAGCTGCTGTGATGGACGCAGTAGGATCTGACGAATTCAGCAAGGCCAACTGGGAAGCAGCAGGTATCACTGTACCTCGTGGCTTCATCAACACGGTTATGCAGCTTGAGCCAGAAGCTGACCAGCTTACGAGCAAGATGACTCGTATCCCAATGACCGCTCCAACGGTTGACATTCCTGCCCGAGTTGACAAAGACCACAGCACTTCGGTGACTGGTGGCTTCCGCGTCTACCGAGGTAAGGAAACTGCTGCTCCGACGCTCAGCAAGAACGCCATGGAGATGATCTCTCTGAAGGCACACGAACTGAACGGTGCTGCTGCAGCAACCAATCAGTTGATGGCTGACAGTCCTCTCTCTATCGCTGCTCTGATTGATCAGGGTCTGCGTCAGGAAGCTCGCTCTTACCGCATCAATGAACTGTTGAACGGTAATGGTATCGGTCGACCTCTGGGTATGCTGCACGCCAGCAATCCTTCGTTGCTGACTGTGCTGCGAGAGTCTGGTCAGTCAACATCCGTTATCGTCAACGGTACCAACATCCTCAAGATGCGTCAGCGTGTCTGGGGCTACGAGAATGCAGTATGGTTGTGCTCTCTGGACTTGTTCCCGACGATCGCTACTCTGCACATCGAGTCGCCAAACAACGCTGGCCTCGTGAAGCTGTTCTACCCTGCTGACTCTGCCAACCCAGACATGTTGCTCGGTCGTCCAATCATCTGGACAGAGTACATGAACGGTATTACGTCTGGTCAGGACGGTAATGTCATCAGCGAGTGGAATACCAACTTCCTTGCTTGCGTCAACCCAACGCAGGTACTGTACGGTGAACGTGGAACTGGTACGCTGACTCGCAGCATCCATGTCCGCTTCCTCGAACGAGAAGAAGTGTTCTTGTTCACCAGCTTCGACGATGCTCGCCCATGGTGGACTTCAGTGTTGACTCCTGCCAAGGCCGGTCTGACCTTGTCACCGTTCGTTGTCCTGTCTGCGACAACTGCGTAGTTCATGCAGGTCTGAGGGGCATGTAGTAAGGTTCGCCTGAACCATGCCCCTCTTACTTACGACTTTTGATTCTTCTCCTGAACAGGAACAATATAATGGCTACTCAGAAGTTTACGCATCTTGCGTCCAAGAGCCAGGTCAAGGCTCTCGGTACGCTAACAATGAACGGGAGCATCGGTAATGCTCACGTTATCACCACGTTGTTCGACAAAGCTATGCTTGTCATCAACAACGCTGACCTGACAGGTGCCCTGACCGTTACGGTCTGCGGTTCCACAGTGTCTGCCGGAACCAGTGGTTTCACAACCATCAAGACGGTTACCTTCAGTGCAGCTTTGGCCAACATGGAAATGTCGGTTGAAGTTGACTCGGAAGAAGTTAGCTACGCTCAGGATGTTGCTGGTGTTGTATTCCTGTCCACGGTCTACCGACTGACAGGTACGAATACCAACACGCTGGATGCTGCGGTACAGGTTGTCGGCCTTCGTCAGTACGACGATCTGACTCCAACCGGAACAGGCGTTACAGCCTAACGATACTTGTTGCCGAAGGCTTAGTGTGTCTGCGTGGCACACGACTCTACACTAAGCCCCGTCCCTGACGCCAGAGCCATAAGCGGGGTAGCAACAATAACTCACCATCTTCGGATGGAAACAGCCGCAGTACAGTTCAGGGGGTGGCTGTACTGCGGTTTGTCTTTTGGAGATCATTCATGCCGATGTACGTTGATCTTGCCAGTGAAGCTGCACTCAGTACGATTGTAGGCACCACACTGCTGGATGCTACAAAGCGTAACATTGGCTTCGATCCAGAAACACCTACGGAACTATTGCCAGTCGATCTGGAAGACTTACTCCACGAGTGCATCTCGATCTGTGAGAAGGAACAGTGGAGATTCATTCTCCGTAAACCTGTTACACTCACTCTCCCGTACGAAGCATTCTGTAATCCCGATGGTCTGTTCTTCCTGCCATTCGGACGTGTTACTGAGATCACAACCTTCACGTACATTAAAGACGATCTGACCACCGGAACCGTATCATCCTCCGACTACACTCTCTACACCTCAGAACCATCTAAGTTATGGGCTGAGGACTGGGAAGAAGTCTTCGAAGAGATCAACGATGAGCAACCCTACCCAATCACCATCACTTACACCACCGGCTACGCATCATACGACGCCGTACCCAAGTCAACCATCCGAGCAATCAAGATCCTCGCTTACCACTTGTTTGAGTACCGCGATGCGATCTCTGATGGTTCTGTCTCAGAACTTCCTCAAGGCTATTGTCAGCTTCGCGATCTCAACCTTTTGAATGACCATCGTGCAATCCGTTACATTACGGAAGACTGGTCGAAAGTGAGTCGTGGATGAACAAGTACAATCGCCGCTCTCGACCCAATCTACGAACCATCTGCGAGTTCTGGACACCCTCCACAGTCGTCAACACATCGGGTGAACTCACACAGGAATTCACTCTTCATTACAAAGGTCCGTTCTCTCTGGAAGCTCCCCGCAAGCCAACAGAGATTACGGACGCCGGTCGTGTGGCTTCTGAGCAGTCCTTCATGCTCATCGGCCAATGGTGTAAGCCTGCTGAAGAAATCACTGCAGGTATGTTCTGTGTCATTCCTTCTCGTCAGAAAGTATTCGCGGTTCAAGGACCAGCGACTGACCCATGGGGTGACAGAAAGAAAGTAAACATTACAATCATCGACAACGTCTCACAGCCGATCACCATTCAACTTATCCCCACGATGTACTAATGGCTAAACCGTTCTTCTCAATCAAGTTCGACATGCCTGCTGAGGTGATCAACGGCTTCCCCAAGTTCGTTGGTACGCTTCGCAGGCACATCGTACGTCAGGCGTTGCGAAGTGCATTACTGCCATCCAGAAACTCCCTGAAGACTAAACTGATGAGGCTCCCCCGTGAGTCTAAGCAATCCTCTGGTGCCACTTACCGTGCATTGATCTCCAAGTACAAGAACGCTCGCAACAACCCTGATCGGTTCTACGGTATCATTGGAGTCAACAACAAGTACATCGAAGCGACAACGCTGGAGAAGTCTCCCTTATATAACAAAGCAATCCAGCGACAGGTCTCATTTGGTATTCGTCAGAAACGTACTGCCGATGATGGATCAGTAATCTACAGCAAGCGTTACCCTCGTGGTGACGTTCGCAGTAGACTTCGTAAGAAAGTGTTCGGTCCTAAGAGTGTTGGTGGTCTGAAGAAGCGTTGGCCTGCTCGCTACCTGCACTTGTGGGAAGCTGGCTTCAAGCATAAGCTCAGTGCCCTCAGCGACGAAAAGAAAAAGAAGGACAGAACGTACGGATTTGAAGGGCATCACTACTTCGCCAAGACCAAGCAAGAGACAGAAGCTAAGGCTAAGGAAATCTTCCGCACCAAAGTATTGGAACACTTCCGTAAGGCATTCGGCAAATGAGTCCATACACTTTAGATGTCGGATTACAGTCATTGATCAGCGGTGCTGTCGGAGCTACAATTCCGTGCAGCAAGTCTTCGTTCCTGCCCTCACACGATCTGAAGACTGCCCCTGACGGTTACGTGTTCTACGACATCTCCGAGATCACACCATTCCATTCCTCAGAAGGTCTTGCAGAGGCTAATGACTCAGAGAAGTGTAGCTTTACACTTGACGTAGCCTGTGTAGCCCATTCTAATACTCAACGTAAGGCTCTTGTTACCTCCGTGCTTGCCGTCCTGCAACCTATCGTTGCTGGTCGTCGAACACAACTCACCTCCTATTCGGTAACCGGAACCAGCGTGTACATCAACTACCTGAGATTCGATTCTCAGGATGAAACGTATGTGTTGAAAACAGGACAGTCGAATCCTGATCTGACGATGATCGTCCTGTCTTTTTCTGGTAAGGCTACCTGTTAGGAGGTTTTCATGGCTAATAGAGATACATCACGAATCAAGATCAAGTGGTTCGAGCAAACCACAGTACCAACTGGCAGTGGAGCAGCACCAGATGCTGTTGACACAGCCAGTGACGTTTACGCCTGTGTAACTGACGGTCCTACATGGTCCGGCTTCACTCGTGGTGACGTTGAAACAACTTGCTCGAATACAACTTTGGACGGTTGGGGGAACTTGATCCGCACCTTCAAAGCCGGTAAGATGGTCGATCTCGGAACTGTTACTTTCACTGTTGACTGGGACCCAGATGACACCTATGGTGGTCGCGAATACGCAGCATTCTTCGACGGTCGCTCAGGTGACCTGCTCGTTGAATTCCCTGCTGAAGGATCTGAAACCACTGGTCCGATTCTGGTCCTGACCGGATACTGCAACAAGTTCACTCCAATGGGTACTGTGCTCTCTGATGATCAGGGTTCACGCTCACTGGCAGAACTTGTCTTCCGTATCTCCAACATTGACGTAACTGCTCCAGTCTAAGACTGATGGTACAACACCTCCCTTCACCCCTTTCTTTTAGGAAACCCGTATGTTGCTCAAACCTCTCAAGCGTGCCCCACTCCCTTCTTCTGCTTCCTCAGAAATTGTTGAGCCGTCAGCAGGACTCGCAACGGCATTCATTGCCAAGCTCCGTGAGTTCCCGGGAGCAACTGAGACTGAAGTACAGCCTCATTACTTCTCAGGTCTGCGTGTTCTGATCTGCCTGTACGAAGACGGCAAGCCATTCCTCCCACAGTTGATTAACCATCTGTCTCAGGAGAACGCTGAGAAGTGGCCTATCACTGTTCAGGAAGGTGTCTCAGTTCGTCAGACACTCGACGATCTGGATGCCCCGTACTTGGCCCGTGTCGTGGATTACTTCCTCGACGCAATCAGCACGGAACAGATGACAGAGATCAACGCAATCCTGCGTGACAAAGTATGGACTCAGGCGGACTCCGCAAAAAACTAATTACTCCCGACGATCCACGATGGTTCGTACTGTTCCTATGCAGTCGTTGGGGGAAGTCCAAGTCAGAGATCGAGTCTATTCCTTACTCAGAATTTTGTGAGCATCTGAACTTCTGGCGAGAGTACAGATGGGGAATGACTGACGACCTTCAGGCGATGTCCATAGCACACCAAATGAAGGTTGCCAACCCTAAGTCGTCAGCGGTTCCATGGATGATTAAGTCGTGGACTGTGCAAAAGGATTACACCTACCGTCTTAGCAGGTTAGTCACCAAACCCGTTGCTGCCATCAGGAGCGGGTTTTTTGCTATCCTCTCAGCAGTTAAGGGAATGAGAAAAGATGGAAAGCATTAACGACATTGCTATTAAGCTGTCCGTCGATGCCGAAGGTGTATCCCGAGGATTCCGTACTGCTGCTGAAGAAGCTCGCGTATTTCAAAAAGAAGTAGAGCGACTTTCGTACAACGTTGGTAAAGGTGATGCTAAGCAGTTTGACGCTCATGTTATTGCTATGCAGGATCAACGTACTGCAGCAATCAAAGATCAAAATGACGTTCAGGAAGAAGCCAATCGTATCATCCGTCAGCACATGACGTTGAATGAACGCTACGCTCAGCAGCTTGCGACACTGGTCAGACTCAACAACACAACTCTGGTAGCCACCGGCAAGCAAGCTCTGAGCGACGCTCAATTAGGTAGAGCTAAGACTGCTCTGACCATCGCCACGATCCGTCAGCAACAAGCACAGGTTGGTGTCAACGCTGCAATGGCATCTGGTGCAGGCGGCTATGGTGGTGTTGCCATGGCGATAGGTCAAGCATCCTACGCTGCTGAAGACTTCATCCAAGTACTGTCTATGGGCGGTGGACTGAACATGGCTCTCATGTCAGCGTCCAACAACCTGTCCATGGTTGCCCGTGCTCTGCTGGGTACCTCTGGTGGCTTGTCTGCTATTGCAGGCATCGGTATCCCTGCAGCCCTCATCGGTATCGGTTTTTTGGTCCGTTACTTAATGGATACAGAAGACGCTGCTGAAAAAGCTAAGAAAGCTATGGAAGACTTCCGTAAAGAGACTGAGAACATCGGTAAGTTGACAGAGATTCGCCAGAAGTTCGAAGCAGAGTCCCGTGGCATTCAAGATATGAAGACCCGTGAAGAAATCCAAGCTAAGATTACTGCTCTGAAGCAAGAGCAGAAAGACCTTGATGAGAAAATGGCTCAAGAGGAAATGAAGCGAGCAGGCGGAAACGCAGCTTACTTCGAAGGTCTCATGGGAGGTCAGGAAGCGGTACTGGACTTCCAGAATCGTTTGAATAAGATGACACTGGAAGGAACAGAGGGACAGAAGGAAGCTGCACGAGAACTGAGCCGCCTGTACGGTGAAGCACGTAATGCTGCCATTGCTGGTAATGAGCAGAACATGTTACAGGCGTTGCGAGAGATGCACAACATGATGGCCAGCAATGTAGGTGGGTTTGCAGATTACTTTATGAGCAGCAATCAGTTGATGGACGTTACTGCTCTGGATAACCTGAAGGGTAAACTTACTGACCCAGCACTTCTGAATGCCCTACAGGAAATCTACCAGCCTAACATAACCAATATGCAGGAGAACATGGAACTTCAGCAGGAAATTGCTGAAGCTCTGCTAAGTCAAGATGAACACATGACCGAGGAACGCAAACGTCAGTTGGAGATCGCTAAGAAACTGCTGGAAGCTCAGCACCAGATGTTTCAAGTTGAAGGGCAAATTACTCGTGAACGTCAGCAGCGTATGCGCGACGACCTTGATGCTCTCCGCATGACAGATGCTGAGAAAGAGCTAAAACGTATTAGAGACGCACAGGCAGCATTCTCGGGAATTGACACGACGTTCGTCGGTCCACAATTGCCTGTCAGTGAAGAGGCTATGGCTCAGGAGTTCATGTACCAGCAACTTAAGCTGGTGCAGGACGAAATCGCTCAGATGAATAAGCCTGTAGTCCAATCTGCCATGGAGCAGAATGGGTTCGACGCTCAAGCTCAGGCATTTGACCAAATGCTCAAAGCTAAATTTGAACGAGATCCTCAGACCGAAAAACTTGATACTCTCATCACTATCGAACGTGCGATGCTTCAGGCGATCGAGGACAACGCAATGGTTCGAGTAGTTAATTAAAGGTTACCCATGGGTCTTAAACAGATCATAGGATTCCTCCACGAAGCTCAGGATCTATCGGCAACGTGGGGCGTCAACACAATTGTAGAGCAGTGTCTGATCGAGATGGATTCTCCACTGGAGGATATCGTCGATGTTCAGGCTGCTCTACCTGCGTACGACTTTGGTACTACACCAGAACCTACATTCACTATCGGTCTGTCCTATCATCCAGAACGAAGTGACCTGATTCTGAAGCAGGCTAATGGCGTCCGTGTCCACCAATCAGGCAGACCTTACTGGATCGTAGACCTGACCTACGAGACTGGTCAGTGGCTGGACAAACTGCTGAACAGTGAGAATCAAGGTGCTGGTAACGTCGGTCGTGTTAAACGATTCGACACGACTCCCGGTACTGGCGAGCCTGCTACTCAGATCATCAAGTATCCTTGGGACGAACCACCAACATGGCAGGCCAGCACTCGTCGTGTCAGGATCAATATTTTCCACGACATCAACGGTGATCCACTGGTACACGCCAATGGTCTGCCGATCCTAGAAGGTGTCTCTGCAGAACTCGATCTGGAGGTTCACACTTTCACTTGGAACGTTGAGTACGACGGCTTCACCTACAGCACCGATGTAGCTCCATTCATCGGAAGAATCAATGCGACGGCTCTATTCGGTGCTGGTGAAGACCACGTACTGTTGGAGTCTTGTACGTGCGTGGAAAACTATCGAACAGTAAACCTCTCTGTGCCTACAGGACAGGATGGAACTGGAGCAACAGCGACTCACCACTTCGTTACTCTCACAGCAACATTCGTAGTCGACAGACGTACTGATTCTGTATTGGGTTACTTCCGCGAAGCCAACCGTCGCGTATCCATGCACACGCTACAACTCGCTCCGTTACTCGGTGGTGGCTTCGAGTTAGCACCAATCGACATCAACAGTCGTGGTGACCGTGCGACAGCACCATGGCCACTGGCACCAAACGGGATCGCCATCCCATACGATTTGATTGACGACGCCGATCCACTCACAGACTTTGCGTTTGTGGATACTCTTCTTCCAGAACAAAATGACCTGACAGCATTTGCTGCCTTGTACGAACTGGTCATCCCATGAGCAACAACAGACTAGGTATCTATCCTGAAGACGACGCACGCGAAATTCATAAGCGTGTACTCGGACATTCGTTACCGCTTCAGGAATTAGGGCAGGCTAAACAGCATACGCTCCACAACATGCTGTACTACGCTGTGCTGACAGAGGATCTTGCCTCTGCAACAAACGCAACAACTGGCTACACTTCCGCCGAGTGTCGTGTACTTCGCTACGTACAGCCGATTGACTCAACCACACTTAACATGGAGTCAGCGACAGGCGACATTAGCCTGCAGATCATCACCAATCGTTACACAACTTTCTCAGCATCCATCGGTGACGTGCTCCTGATCATTCGTAACGGTGCTGAGTGGTCTCCGGTTGCTGCTGTGGGATCTTCTTCTCAGAAACACGCACGGATCGTTGAGTGCCTTGGCAACGGATACTACTCAGCTTACCTTTCACTGAATCCAACATTTGACCTCCCTTCGATCACAGGCACAGGCACAGACACCGGAACTGGATCAGGGCAGTACAACGAGTGTACTCCTTGCCAATGGATCACAGGAGAGAACGAGGCAGGAACAGGCACTGCCGGTAACGTAGGTCCAGTTGCTTGTGGTACTCTTCAGCAACCGTCCAGAGTCTCCGTACCTGCTGACGGTGCTCTGGTCTACTGCTACGACCCTCGCTTGCTGACACTAGGTATCAATGCTCACGTAATCATCACCGACATGGGCGACACTGTCGTCGATCCCACAACTGGAACAGGTACGGGTACCGGAACAGCAATTGACACAATTCCTCTTTACATGGTCTTGACAGGTAACTATGATCTTGTTGCCATCCCTGACAAGTTCTACGAATGCTGCGACGGAGTCGTTACACTCACTCGATGCGATAACTACATCGTAGAAGGTGTGTTCTGTCAGGGTGCTCAGATTGATTGCCCCGGAACAGGAACAGGAACCTAACATGCCCTCCAACTTACAGCAAGCCTTACTGGAATGCGGCTGCGGTTGCGGCACTACATGCTGTACGGAACGATGCAACCCTTACATCAGTGAACTACATCCGGGGGATTGCACAGGAGCACCCGGAGAGAATCCACTTCCGTCAACTCTGACAGTCGAAGCAGCTTCCGATTCACCTTACGGTTGCTGGTCTATGACAGGCACAGTGACGTTAATCGAGAATGGCCGTTGGGGGCTTGGCACTCTAACAGGTACCTGTACTTTTTGCTGTTACTATGACGCTGGGTTAAACTGTACTTGGACTTTTTGCTCTAACGTAAACATACAGTGCGGTACATCAGGTGGTTGGTTGCTGGAGTGGGCAGGAGACTGTACTGGTGGCGGTCCTTTAGCCGTAGTTCCTCCTAGTGTCAACGTACTGTTGACAAAAGTTAGTTGCAACCCGATACTGTTGACTGGAGAGTCGTGCTACAATCCCGGAATGGCGTGTATTGCCAGCATCATGCCGCCGACTCCACCAATTGTGCATCCAACATTATGCTTCGCCTTTACTGTGTACGAAACTTTATGAAAGAAATCATACTGATAGTTGCAACATCGTTACTCAGCATGGCATTGGCGTTTGTGCTGCACATGCTCGTCCATAGCGACATTTACGCACTCAAAGAGCAAGAGTCCTCATACTTGGAACACATAGGTATTCATCCCCATGATTATCCCGACAGCTTGGCAGAAAGAGATTGATGCGAACGGACCCAATGCAAAAAAGTACTTAGCAGCATTGAGTTCGGTACCAGCATCACATCTAAGAAAAAGCGTGCTGATTTCCGATATCGGCACCAAGCTCCACGCAATCATTGTTCGTGAGACCGGCAACGCCGTACCCTGCTCTGAATGCAAAGCCGAGATCGACAGACTGAACACGATGTCGGCAATGGAAGTTCTGCAGGATGCTATCCCATTGTCAGAACGTATTGTCGCACGCTCAGCAAAGAATGCACAGAAGTGGTACCAGCGTGCTGCTGCTAAGTACCTCCCCGGAATGGTTGCTGCTCGCATCCGTGAGTGGATCATCGAAGCCTGCGGAATCCCCCCAATGCCTCATATCGTTCTGCCCAAGGAAACACTGTGCGGTTGTATTCATGACTCGCAGGTAGTTGCGTTTCGAGACTACATTACGCCCATCGTACCGGGAGTCAGATTCATGACTCCACTTCCGTCCTTCACCAGCCATCGCCGTGTACTTGATACTCAGGGTCACGTTGAACTTCTTCGCTCAGAAGTTATGAAGTGGAACGGTGGACTGGAACGACCAGCAGAAGACCTGCCTTACATCCGTGGTACTTGGGAATACGCAGTCACTACCGTACCAACCCGTGTAGATGATCTCCTTCCCAGAACGCTGGAGAGCCTCGCTGAGGCTGGCTTCGATAAGCCCATCATCTCAGTCGACGGACCCTGCGATAGCCGCTTGATGGACGTGCTGGAGCCTCACGAGGTGATCTGCCGTGGAAGGAACATCCGAACCTTCGCTCACTGGCACATGACACTCCTCGAACTCTACTCCAGAAACCCATGGTCCCAGTTCTACGCCATCTTCCAAGATGACTTCATCTGTGTTAAGAACCTGAAGCAATACCTGACTGAGTGTACACTACCAGAGAAAAGTTACCTCAACCTCTTTACATTCATGGAAAACGATGCTATCGTTCCCGGGAAGACACATGGTTGGCACGAAGCTGCTCGTGCTGCAAAAGGTCACCAACTCGGTAGAGGTGCCGTAGCATTGGTGTTTGATCATGCAGCAGTTGAGACGTTACTGGCACAACCCCACATGGTTACTCGTCGTAGAGATTCTATGCGAGGGCATAAGTCGTTGGACGGTGCAATCGTTGAATCCATGAATGCTGCTGGCTGGACTGAGTATGTCCACTACCCTTCACTGGTGCAGCACATTGGCGAAGAGTCATCCATGGGTAACAAGAAGCACCCAATCAGTAAGTGTTACATCGAAGAGTTTGACCCCCTAAGTCTCTTACCCCCCAAGTGAGAACATGCCCTACACCACCCGCACGACGTGCCGCATCTGCGGTCACGATCAACTCACGCCTCTGTATAACTTTGGCAACCAGTACATCAGTAACTTTGTAGACCCCGGACACGCCTACGATGGTGAGAAATGTCCGCTTGAGTTAGTCTACTGCCCAGAATGTACTCTGGTCCAGAACCCGCACACAGCACCACAAGAGTTGCTGTACTCCGGCCACTATTGGTACCGCTCTGGTGTTACAGCCACGATGCGTACAGCCTTGGCCGATGTTGTGCGAGATGCTCTATCGCAAGTCAAGTGCTATCCCGGAGATGTCGTACTCGATATCGGTTCCAACGATGGTACGCTTCTTGGCTTCTATCCGGACGATCTGTTCCGTGTTGGCGTAGAACCAGCTAAGAATCTTGCCTCAGAGCCACAAGAGAAAGTAGACCTGCTAATCAATGACTTCTGGACAGAAGACACGTACTACAACAACGTCGTCTTAGGTCCAGCTAAAATCATTACTGCCTGCGGTATGCTGTATGACTTAGACGATCCAAATTCATTCGTAGCCGCTATTAGCGATGCACTACACCCAGAAGGCGTATTCGTTGCTCAGTTGATGTGTCTCAAGAACATGATCAACTGCAATGACATTGGTAACATGGCTCACGAGCATTTAGAGTTCTACACGCTCCACAGTCTCGCTGTGCTGCTGCGTCGTCACAACCTGATGATCTACGACGTTACCACCAATGCTGTCAACGGTGAATCGTACCGCATCAGCATCCGTCATGCCGCATACCCCACTGGTCGTTCGCCAGAAGCGGGAGCACGAGTCGTAGACGCATTCATCAACGAAGTCGACATACTCAAGGACTTCGAAGATTTCATTACACGCATGGAGACCAACCGAGACGAAGTTCAGGACATCATCAACGAAGCCAACGAAGACGGTAAGATGGTCTGTGTCTACGGAGCATCGACCAAAGGTAACTTCCTTCTTCAATGGTACGGAATAGACTACGAAGACGTGCTGTATGCTGCTGAACGCTCCCCTGAGAAGTGGGGTAAAGTCACAGCCGGTACTGATATCAAAATCTACTCCGAAGCAATCGTTCGCCAACAGCGACCAGACTACATGTTGGTCCTACCTTATGCTTTCATCTCAGAATTCCTTGAACGGGAAAAGGATGAAGCATGGCGTAAAGCTGGTGGCAAGTTTATCGTCCCCCTCCCTGAACTAAGGATTCTCTAATGCGTGCTCTTATCACTGGCGTCTGTGGCCAGGACGGATCTTACCTTGCTGACATCCTGCTGGAGAAAGGCTATGAAGTCTACGGCGTCTATCGGCACTCGTCTAAAGACCCATTCGACAATGTACGCCACAACATCGGCAATCCTAACTTCCACCTGATCCAAGGTGACGTTACAGACGCTCTGTGTCTGGATGAGATCATCCGTAAGGTAGATCCTCACCAGATTTACCATGAAGCTGATCAGGACAATGTCGACTGGTCATTCCTACATCCAGCGTATCAGATGGACGTTACTGTTAAAGCTGTCAGCAACCTGTTGACGTCTGTACGCCGTAACTGTCCGTCTGCTCGTGTATTCATTCCATGTTCATCAACGATGTTCGGTGACGCACCAGCCCCACAGACCGAAGAGACTCCGTTCAATCCACGTAGCCCTTATGCCTGTGCCAAGGTTGCTGCCTATCATCTTGCCAGAATGTATCGTCAGAACCACGGCATGTTTATCTGCACAGGAATCCTTTACAACCACGACTCACCAAGGCGTAATGGAAACTACCTGTTGCATAAGATTTGCAAAGCTGCTGCAACCGGCGTACCTGTAGCAATGTTCGACGTAGGACAGGACGTGACGATCGGTTACGCCAAGGATTACATGGAACACGTCTACGACCTGATGCAGTTGAGCACACCCAATGATTACGTTGTCTGCAATGCGTACACGACATCCGTTCGCCAGTTAATACGCAATGCTTGTTTCCTTGTCAACGTAGCACCCGACACTTGCTTTACTGCCACAGAATCTACTATGCCGTACAGAAGTCCTTCTGTCTACGGTAGCTCACGTCGACTATTCGACGCCATCGGTCCCAAAGATAAACTGTGCATCGTTAGCCTGCTGGAAATGCTAATCCAAAAGTACAGGAGCAACTCATGAGAGTGGGATGTGTATGCTACGCGACTTCACAGGGGTTGGGGCATCTAGCCAAGTCCTTCTACGATGCTGGCGTTATCACCGATGTCATGGTGTACCGTCATCCTCATGGTACTCCGTCACACATGGAGTGGTACCCAGAAGGAACTATGGAGATCACCAGCAGAACTATTGCTGGACCTGACGTAGAACGGTTCCTAGACGACATCGACGTGATGCTGTTCTTCGAGACTCCATTTGACTGGAGCTTCCCTAATCGCTGCCGTGAGCGTGGAGTCAAGACTGTCATCATTCCGATGTACGAATGGTTCCTTGAGCATCCACGGCACAAGTTCGATCTGTTTATCAATCCTTCGTTACTGGATCAGCAATACTTCCCTGACGGCATCCATATCCCTGTTCCTGTTGAGAGCCACATCCAGTGGACTCGCAGGACCAAGGCTCGTAGGTTCCTGCATAATGCTGGCAACATCGGTTCCCGTAACCACAAGGGCACGCTGGAACTGATCAGAGCATTAGCGTACGTTCAGTCAGACATTGACCTGACTATTCGTTGTCAGAAACCTGAAGGCATCTACAAGCTGCTCAAGGAAGCTGATCTTCCCAAGACTGCAGTAGTCCCAACAATTATTGCTGGTGAAGTCCCTCGTCACCAACTATTCGATCCGGTGTACGATGTCTATGTCGCACCAGAAAAGTACAATGGGCTTAGCTTACCGTTACAGGAAGCATTTGCTTCAGGCATGATGGTGATGACGACCAACAGGTTTCCCACGAATCAGTGGCTACCAGAAGAACCATTGATCCCAGTTACCTCACGTCGTATGACTCAGGTTGGAGGTAGCTGCCTTCGTATCGAAGAATCAGTTGTTGACCCTACAGCTATTGCTGCCTGCATTGATCAATGGGCAGATCAGGACATCGAGAAGTTCTCATTGGAAGGTGAGAACTACCGTACTGCCAACTCGTGGGAAATGTTAAAGCATCGTTACATCGAAGCACTGGAGTCTGTACTATGAAACTCGCACTCTGCACTCTGGTGCTCAATGAAATGGAATGGCTTCCTAAACTCTACGAGCAGCATAAGAACTGGCCGGGATTAGTTGAATGGGTGTTTGTAGAAGCCGCAGATAAAGTATATGCAGAAACTAATCCTGAGTTAGTCTCTGCTGATGGTCTATCCGTAGACGGTACCACGGAATATCTTACCCGCTTAGCTGCCAGCGACAAACGTATTACTCACATCAAGTATGGCTTTACCAAGCATAAAGACCCAGCACTCGGTAAAGTCGCTGCACGTCAAGCGTACTTGGACTACTTAGTTGATATACGTCCAGAGTTTATAATGATTCTGGATGCCGATGAGTTCTACATGCAAGCCGACCAGAGCATTAT